AATTAATAACAAATAAATAACTAAAACATGGAATCAAATAAGCAAGAAAAATATGATCTTATGCATGACAATCCAGTAGCAAAAGATGCTAGTGGAGGAAGAGATGGATCATGGATGTCTAAGCATTCTAAATCACAAATGGGAAGCCCATTACACGAGAAGGTTACGATGACAAAGAAAAAAACTAAAATAGATCCTAAACCTGCAACACCTCCATACGGAACTGTTACTGGATCAGGTGATACAAATGAATTAGGTAAACCGAAATACTAATAAAATAATAACAGTACGAGAACTGTTTAAAACTCGAATCAAACCAAAACAATAACAAAAACAAAAACAAAAACAAAATGGCAAGATTTATTAAATTTAATATCATGAACTCAAGTGGAGATTTCTCTACTTCAGGAAATAGATATGTAAACGTAGACGATATTGAAAGCGTAACAGACGTCGTAGGTGGCGGATCTGGATATGCTGTTCAAGTCGTATTAAAAGGTGGTATGAGTGCTGATGGTATTCAGGTTGCTTATACAGGATCTGGAGCTGCAGATAACGCAGTACCAGCTACTACTTCAGAAATTAGCGCTAGAGTACTTACTTTATTAGTACAAAACTCAAGTACTATTGCTGCAGGAGCTAACACAAGTGATCCAGCAACTATTACTGATAAGACTAGAATGCCAGGCGAAGCTATTAGAAGAGCTATGTCTGCTAATCCAGGTGGAGTTGCTGCAAGTGCACAACTAAACTTAGATGGTAATGGAATATCAGTTGCACAAGGTGGAACTGCTGTACAAATGTACTGGAATTCATTTGCAATTGCAAATACATCTCCAGCACCAGCTGCTGAGTAACAATTAAATTTATGAAATCTAGAGGTTTAGGAGACGACATAGAGAAGTTCACTAAAGCTTCTGGTATCAAAAAATTAGTTGATAATGTATCAAAAGGTTTAAAAATTCCCTGTGGTTGTAAAGATCGCAGGGATGCTTTAAACAAAGTATTACCTTATAAAAAATAATATGGCTTTTAAACTAAACAATCCTCCGTATTCTACGGATAATGTTCCTGTCTACCATGTTGATATGGAAGATGGAGTTGCGGGAAAAGCCAATAATAATGGAACTATCATTGTAAATAAAGATATGGATCCAAGTCAAATAGATGAAACAATAGCACACGAAAAAATACACATAGAACAAATGAAACGTGGGGATTTAGATTATGATGATGAAAACGTATATTGGAAAGGAAAAGCTTATCCAAGATCTAAAATGAAAGAAGGTGCAAAAAATCTTCCATGGGAACTGGAAGCTTATAAAAAAGCATAATGGCAAAAAAGAAATTTAAAGATACAACAGTTGGGCAACTATTATTTGGTGCTGCTTCTGTTATTAATCCTACTTTAGGAAATGTATTGCAAGGACTTACATCGCCTAAAGAAGCACTAGCAGCTATAACTAAATCTGATGTAAGCGCAGAGGATAAGATTAAGTTGCAACAAATAATATACGATCAGCAAAATAAAGAAATACAATCTATTACTTCAAGATGGGAGGCAGATTCTATGTCTGATTCATGGATGTCTAAAAATGTACGACCATTAATACTAGTATGGTGTATATGTATATTTTCATTAGCGGGTATTTTAGATAGTGTAGAAAGTATACCATTCCATATAAATAGTACATGGAATGATACTTTTGAAAAGGTCATGATGGCCGTCGTTTTAGCCTATTTCGGCGGACGCACAACTGAAAAAGCAACTAGTATTTATAAACAAAAATAATAATTAACAATAAAAAAAAATTAAAATGGGATATTTTGGAAAAGCACTAAGTATTACTGCTACCGATACTATTAGCGGCACTCCGGCTTGGGAATTTATGAATCAATCTGGAACACTAGGTACTAATCTAGTAGGTTCCTCTGTATATGTAGGAGGTGCAGGCGCTGTAAATGTTATTGTAGCAGGAACAGTTGGTGCGCAAGATGCAGCACAATCGCTAGATATTACAACAGCAGGCACTGGTTATACAGCCGCAGTAGGAGTTGCCACAACTGGTGGAACTGGTACGGGTTTAACTATAACTACAACAGCACCTGGCGCACCAGGTCCAGTAACAGTAGCGGCTATAGCTGCTCCAGGAAGTGGATATACAGTGGGTGATGTAATAACAATTACAGGTGGTGGTGGTGACGCTACCCTTACTCTTACGTCAGTTAGAGATTTATTACCAGTAGTTGCTGATGGAGTATTATTCTCGGGATTAGCAGCTGGTGATATGTTACCAGTAAACGTAGATTATGTACTTGCAACTAGCACTGTTGGTTCACTTTTAGTAGCAGTAAGAAACGAAACGTAAATTACTTTTTTACGTGTAACTATATAAATAGAATATTAATCAAATTAAATCAAAATTATGACAAAAAAAGAAGAAAAAGCAGTAAATAAAATTACTGATGAACAATTATCAAATGTAACTACTAAACAAGCTCAAATTAATGATGCTTTACATCGTATTGGAGTATTAGAAGTACAGAAAGAAGGAGTTAAACGTGTATTTGAAGGTTTTTCAAAAGAAATGGAAGACTTGAAAAAGGAATTAGAAGAAGAATACGGCCCGGTAAATATAAACCTACAAACAGGTGAATATACTCCAATAGAAAAAGAAGAAGAAGAAGAAGAAGAAAAAAAGGGTGACAAATAATATTAGAAAGATCAGTATTGGATCTGATTATAAAAATGACGCTATGCACTATGCTTTAGGGCAACAAGTGTATGGCGGTCATATTATTTCTCATATTTTATTTGAAGAGGCTGATAATTCTTATAATATTTATATTAAAAAAAACAACGAAGTATTACCATGGAAAAAATTTAATTCTCATATGGCAATATCAGTTGAATATGATTTAGAATATTAATGAAAAGTTTATATGATTTTATTATAGAACCTTTAGGTGATAAATATAAAAATGAAATCCAAGTAGGTGATAAAAAAGTAGTCGTTAATACTCAAATTGAATCTTGGAAATTTGTTAATAGATTAGCAAAAGTAGTTAAAACTCCTTTAGCTTTTAAAACCAAAATAAAAAAAGGTGATATTGTAATAGTACATCAAAATATTTTTAGAACTTTTTATGATATGCGTGGAGAGAAGAAAAAAAGTAGATCATGGTTTAAAAATGATTTATATTTTTGTTCATTAGACCAAGTATATTTATATAAAAATTCTACTGGTTGGCATACTTTTGGTGATAGATGCTTTATTCAACCAATAAAAGATACTAATTCTCTAACATTAAATAAAGAACGTTCCTTAATAGGTATATTAAAATATGGTAATAGTTCTTTAGAAGCGCTAGAAATCAACGAGGGAGACTTAGTTGGTTATACTCCTAACGGAGAATGGGAATTTTTAATTAATAAACAGCGCTTATATTGTATGAAATCAAATGATATTGTTATAAAGTATGAACACCAAGGAAACGAAGAAAAATATAATCCAAGCTGGGCGCATAGCAGTTAAAGAATTAATTAAAGTTGCTAAAGAACCCATTATAGATTTTGGACCAGATATTTCCGCAGATAGATTAAAAAATGCTGCAGCTACTAAAAAATTAGCTATATTCGATGCTTTTGAAATTTTAAATAGAATTGAAGAAGAAAATAATATGTTAGAAGATAAACCTAAAGAAGTTAAGAAAGAAAAAGTTTTTAAAGGTTTTGCAGAGGGGAGGTCTAAATAATGTATCAACAAGAGCTATATAAAATATTACCTGATTATATTAAACCTAAAATACTTAAAAGAAATAATAGGTATAAAAAATGGGAATATGGTTATAATGAAGATCATGATATTATTATTATAAGTAAAACAGGGGAAATTGGTGAAATATATGAGATACAAAATCTTAAAATAGCTTTACCTAAAGAAGATAAAGTTCATAAATTTGAAAATGATAGATGGACTAAAACTGAATACCCTAAACCACTTAGTAGAATAAAAACAGTATTTCATTGGAGAGAATATCCAGAAGATTTTAAAGAAAAATGGTTTGGATATATTGATGAAGAATTTAAAAAACGTGAAGAAGGTTTTTGGTTTTATAATAAAGGTAAACCTACTTATCTTACTGGCACTCACTACATGTACTTGCAGTGGAGTAAGATTGATGTTGGGTCACCAGATTTTAGAGAAGCCAATAGATTATTCTTCTTATTCTGGGAAGCTTGTAAAGCAGATACCAGATGTTATGGAATTTGTTATCTTAAAAACCGTAGATCAGGATTCTCTTTTATGGCCTCAGGAGAAGTAATAAATCTAGCAACAATATCTAGTGATTCAAGATATGGAATATTATCTAAAACTGGACAAGATGCAAAAAAAATGTTTACTGATAAGGTTGTACCAATTTCAGTTAATTATCCATTCTTTTTTAAACCGATTCAAGATGGTATGGATCGACCTAAAACAGAACTAGCATATAGAGTACCAGCTTCTAAATTTACTAGAAGAAGTATTGAAGCCGGAAGTGAAATGATAGATTTAGAAGGATTAGATACAACTATTGACTGGAAAAATACAGGAGATAATAGTTATGATGGTGAAAAATTAAAACTATTAGTACATGATGAGAGTGGAAAATGGGAAAGACCAAACAATATATTAAATAACTGGAGAGTTACAAAAACAACTTTAAGATTAGGGAGTAGAATTATTGGAAAATGTATGATGGGTTCTACTTCAAACGCATTAGATAAAGGAGGTAGAAATTTTAAAAGACTATATGATGACTCAGATGTTACAAAAAGAAACGCCAATGGACAGACTCGCTCAGGACTATATAGTTTGTTCATACCTATGGAATGGAACTACGAAGGATACATTGATGCTTATGGCATACCTGTATTCGATACCCCAAAACAGAGCGTTAAAGGGCCACATGGCGCCGATATTAAAATAGGAGTAGTAGAGTACTGGGATAATGAAGTTGAAGGTTTAAAAGATGATCAAGACGGTTTAAATGAATTTTATAGACAATTTCCTAGAACCACTAAACATGCTTTTCGAGATGAGTCTAAAGAATCTTTATTTAA